AGTGTTGACGCAAGAAGGGCGTGAACGCACCAACCTGCAACTTGAAGGAGGAGAGCGATGCGGAATGACGGGTTATATTCCGAGCGCGGAACAGGGAATGGAGATGGGAGCGTCACCCAAGCCCAAAACTTTAGTGCTGGAACTGGGGGAACCGAGCGAGGAGGAGAAAGAAATGTCAATGAAACGCCGTGGTTTAATCCGGTAGATGGGTGCAAGGACGGTTTCTGTCCTATGCCCACGCCAAAGCTGGTTGTCGCCAAGCCAGTAGTGGACATGGTGAATCACCCACCTCACTACGTCAACGATAAAAAGAAAATTGAGACAATCGACAAGATTGAAGATGCAGTTCAGTTTGCACCTGATGCAGTTCTTGGTGGCCTCCAGTGGCAAGTAATTAAATACATCGACAGGATGTGGGACAAAGAAGATCCCAAGAAAGATGCAAAAAAAGCAATGTGGTATTTAAAGCGTCTTATTCAAAAACTAGAAGATTGAAAACTCTCGGTTGTCATCGTCGTCATCTTCTTCCTCATCCCCCTGGCACATCATGGCCAACTCAACCAGCTCAAGCTGGGTGGGATTATCAAACTCAAGTTCAATATTTTCATCTGCAAGAAGATCTTTAATTGCTGCCCATTCAATCAAACGGCGCTGATACAGGTTTAAAAGAGCTGCGTACAGTTGGTCCCACGTCATCTCTCGAGCTTCAAGCTCTGCTTTACGCATTGCGAATTGCAATTGAAGCGGGAGTTCTAATTCGCGGGGACGAACTGCGTCTTCCATTTCTGTATGTCAATCTGAAAATATTCTAATCCCAAGAGATGGAGATTGAATCGTTTTCTTCGTAGTCAGCGTCCAGTTCAAAAGAAGTCCCTTGTTCAAAGCTATTAAGAAACTCAGCAAGTACATAGGGGTTTGTACTGGCTTCCAGGGAGCGTATTGCCTGAATTTGATGCGGTTGCGCTGAATAATTCCTAAATGCGTCAAGGAGAATTTCTCCTCCTTTATCAATTGGCATCTTGATCTCAGCCAGAAAAAGATTGGACTCTTCTCTGCGTCGATCAACTAAGCCACCAATGACCTTGTAGTAGGAATCGAAGATCCAATGTGTGATTTCTTCTGCGGCACCGCCCCAGTATTCATTCTCAATGGCGTCAATAATCTCACTGTAAAGGAAAGGTTCCCAACCAATCGAATGAATGAATGAAATCAGGGCCTCCCGCATGGAACTATCCAGGCCGAGATTAAGTCGCGTCAATTCGTCATCAATAAGTTCGATTTCATGGAACAGATATTCCAGGGCTTTGTGTTGTGTGCAGCGATGCCCTTGCTTTACAGGTGACCCGTCTGGGTAATACTGGGTTCCATACCCAATGGTGTAAGGAGCGCCACCAGTACTGGGATCAGGATAAGCCTTTTCGCTGTACCCTTCATACTTTTTGATTATGTTAATTGCACGCCGAAAGTCGGCCATGAAAAGTACAGCAATTACTTTCCATAATAGTGTTAATTAAATTAAAGTGTTAACCTTTGCCCTGACCTCTAGACTTTTTACGTCCGTGGGAAGGTTTGGAATTCTGTCCTTGACCCTGCCTTGTCAGCTTAGGTTGTGATTCTTTTTTCTGAATCGTGTTGCCTTTTACTTTACCCATTTAGGTCACCATTTTACTTTATCTGCCCAGTAAGCGGCGGACATTTTTCCTTTTGCAATATTTTTAGAGTGCCTAGCCTTAAAGCTTTCTCTTCGTTTGCGATAGGCTTCCGACTCACCTTCTTTCTTGGGACTACCACTAACTCCTTGCTGACCAAAGCGAATAATTTTTTCTTTGCCTCCTTCACATGCTTTGACCACATGAGATTTTGTGGGGTGCCCAGGGGTCTTCTTGGGTTTGTTACAAGGCATTGAATCCTTGTGTAGCTTTGCAGCCGTAGCAGCCTTCTTTCGTTTATCTGACATCAACCAAACCCTTTAAATAAAGACGTGAACTCATCTAAGAAACCTTGACCAGCTTTTGATTTGGTCGGTAAATCTTCGTCTTCATCAATTGTAAAATAACTAGATTTTGTAGGTACTTCTTCTTCGTCATCTGCTTCACCAAAGAAGCTTTCAATAGTACCAAGGGATGCAAAGGGATCCGAGAAGTCAAGGCCTGTTGTTTTAAGTGCTTCATTCGTTCCTGCTTTGGTTAAAGCAACTTGTTCTGATCTGTCGAGATCAGGGAAGAAGTCTGTGTAAAACTCATCTTCAGTTCCTTGGAACCCAGCGGATTGGAAAATTTTGTACAACTCTGTTTCTTCACCAGTACTTTCGGCTGGTTTATAGTCTTCCTCTCTTTGAATGTATGTGACACCAAGAATTTCTTGAGTTGGTTTTTCTTTTTTTTCATTCAAATATTTAATTTGCTCTCTAATTTCTTGTGCAGAACCCGTCCTGATTGCTTCTGTAATATATTCTTTTAATTGATCAATGTCACCCGCAAATTCAGTAAGACCGTACTTGCTAAGCACTTCATCCCATGTTGTTTTATCATCCGGATTCAAACCTTTTAACATCTCATCTGCAAATTCATCTGGCTTAAGGAATTGACCAAAAATTGTTCCTTGTGCCAGTGCTTCTTCTTTTAGTGCAGGAAGAATTCTGGTGTAAATTTCATCGCTTACTTTTGATGCATTAAGAATATCATCGGCGGCATCGTATCCTTGCCCTTGTCCTTTTACTTGAAAATGCATTCGAGCAAAGGCATCTTTATCATTAACATCAACACCAAAGCGATAGGCTTGTGATGTCCAGTAGGGATCACCCTTTTTAGCTGCTTCCCAATCGGCTGAGACCGTGGAAGCCTGAGTTAAATACTGCTGTTCACGAGCTTTATTTCCAGTTGGATTAAAGTAAAACTCAGGATCAAAATAACGTTCAGGCGTCTGTTTCAACTGATCGATATATTGTTGAGCACGAAGATCTGCAACAAGTTTTACAGCGTTAAGAATATCTTGAGTCTGGAAAGGGTTTTGTTCTGATTGTCGAACATCTAAATATTCAACAAATTCATTCATTGACCTTGATTCGTTAAACCTAGGAATCAAGTATTGATCAATAAATTCTCTTGCAAATTGACCTTGAACTTTTACTCGTTCTTCTGCTTCTTCTGTTGTTAAGCCAAGCTCTAAATCTTCTTGATACTTAGCTTTAAGTGTATTATCAAACCATTGCTGCCAGTTATAAGTGACTTCATTATTGATTCCAGTGATGCCACGGAGTGCTTTTTCAAGAGACTCTTCTGCTTTTGTTCCTCCCATAAAAGAAAGAATCCCACCAACACCTGAGTCACCAAGAATAGAATTTGTTAAATCTTGGTTTATGTTATTGATTTCTGCGAATGAATCAAAGCCAGAAAAGATGGCAATCTCTTGTTCTTTGGCTTTTGCTTTTGTCATTTCCTCAATGGTCTGCTTCAACACATCTTGCGTCAAAGCTCCGAATCGCTTGACATCAACAATTGCTTTCTCGCCAACTGCTTGGTTTAACGCATCTTCTAATTCTGTAATACCGTAGTCAGCATTAATGTTGTATTGGAAAGAAATAGCCTTATCTTCTGGACGCTCAGACATCCTAAAAAGAACGCCAAATTCATCCGGTTTATTAACATCAAGGAAATATTGTTTGCCTAAATCTTTCCAGTAGGTATCACCAGCCTTGGCTTCTTCCCAGGCTGCTGCAACTTCTGGGACATTCAACAAACGTTCTGTCTGAGTATCTGTATCTACACCAAGTTGAATAGTACGTGCTTGTTGTAGATCGGTATCAGTTGGTTTTTGTTCTACATATTGTTTGGCAGCGACAAGCTCTTCTGCTTTGTTACCACGGGCGCCAGCGGGTTTTCCAATACTTGTGTAGTGTTGCAAATAAAAACCGTTTTCGTTTCCATATCTCTGCGTAATATCAATATCATCATTTGCTACAGCAGCGGCCCATTGCTGTGCTGCATTGGGGTTCTGTGCCTTGTAATAAGTACCATCAAAAGAACCATAGGGAGGCTTGGCTCCCAGGTCAGCATTCCAGGGCTGTAGCTTTTCAGTTGAATAATATGCTTTGTAATAATTCTCTAAAGCTCCTTTTAATGTGCTATCAATTCCTTGAATGTTTCTAATCAGCTCTCTTTGCTGTACATAATCACCCCCCTTGGTATTATTTGCGGCTGTTAAAACTGATCTGTAAGCTGCGTTTTTTGTTTTATTTTCTGTTTCTTGTTTTTCTCGTAATTGATTAATTTCTTTATTTTGTTCGTTTGTTGTATAGTCTTGTTTTTGTCTGATTACATTCCCCAACTGATCTCCATATTGATTCGCAGCAATTAATGCATTTGCTGTTATTCCATTACCAGCTTTACTTGCAATTTCTTGCGCAAGACTTTGATGATCTTTAGCAGTATTTGGATCTAGCTGTACCGTGACGGCTCCTCCTCCACTGGTAAACCCATTTGGGGCGCCAATGCTTGCGTGAACTATTGCTGGCGCGCCCCAGCCTCCAGGTTGGTTTTTATAGTAAACGGTTACCGTTGGTACGGCTAAATTTGGATTGACTTCATTTCTGCCTAGGTTTTCATTTTCATAAACAACATTCCATTTACGCGCCGCTGGATCATATGAAAGTCCCATGTCAAACCGCCGGTTTTAACTCTTGTAACGGATAAGAAAAAATGTCAACAACTTCTTGTGACATCCAGGCTTTAATTCTTTCCATCTTAACCTGAGTAAAGAATTCTTGTTGTTGATACCACTCTTCTACTGCAGTACTTCCTTTGTTGCTATTGCAGCGACGGCAAGCAGGAAGCAAATTGTTTCTATTACTAGAGCCAGATTTAAACCTTGGGACAATGTGATCTAAACTTGTAGCAACATCATCGCAATAACCACATTTGTAATCCCAGGCTTCGTAGATTGATTCTCTGAATTTTCTTTTAGCTAACTTTGGAGTTAATTCGACCAGGAGAGCAAGAGGTGCGTGCTCGTCATGGAACATACTCTTTAGTTGCTGTTAATATATTTTAAGATTCCTAAGCCAA